AGGCTCCTATAGTCAGTGTTTAAGGTACACCACTCCGGGGGTGTACACCCCGTTCCTCCGGTACCCGAAGATCTTGCGCCCAAGACTCGTGAAACCAGAGGTCATGAGGCCAGCCACGGCTGCTGCCATGACACCGGTGAACGTGCCCCAATGGAGCACGTAGGCTAGTGCGCTGACACCAAGGTCAAGCGCGAGGGGGAACCCAAGCAGTGCGAGGGCCGTAGCTCTCGGCAGCTTGAGGAAGAGGAGCAAGAGCCCCACGAAAACGATAATTCCAGACTCGATGACCATAGATCCTCCTTATGTCACAGCCTTATAGGGGGACGGCGCGTAGCGCCGCCTTCCTACATCGTATATGTCAGGCCCTTTCGATCAGAGTTTTGAGTTCGTACAGCAGTTCCAAAGGCCCAAGGGTGCCATCCTTGTACTTGGCAACGGTGTCCACGGCTTCAGCCGCACGTGCGTTGATGATGTTCTCAGCGAACGCGAGCAGGGCGTCACGTTCGTCAACTCGATAGGTCGTCTTGGTCATGCGATGCGCTCCCCACCCAGAATCTGAGCCATAAAGTCAATGAAGGGTTCGTAGTTCGTACGGGGGGTGGTCGGGCACCAAAGGCCCTTGGCGTGGAACCCGTTACGAAGAGAGAAGAATTCGACCATGTTCGAAGTCCTTTGAAAAACGGTAGATACCTCCGCGTTACTGAGCCCCCTTGCGGGGGACTCAGTACGAGGGGGTTTAGACGACGTACACTGCACGCAGGTGATCGTCGATGCGGGTGAGGCGGACTTTACGCCCGTTCTTCGCCTGCTCTTTGGCGAATGCCGAGCACTCGGCGAAAGAACCGGTGAAGGCGGGTTCTCCGGTCGTGCCTTCCTGGGTCGACTTGTCATAACCCCAGTTACGACGTTGATCGTCCGCATACTGGATACCTTTTCCCGCGCAGCGATAGCACGCGTACTTGCCTCGGAAGAGTCCAGAACCGGCGCACTTCTCACACTCGCGGTCCGCGATACGTTCGAAGGGCTGGGTGACGCGGGAGGGCAACTCTTTGTTTGCAAGGGCCAGTTCGAGTTCCTCGATCCGGGTGTTCAGAACCGCGATCTTCGAGTTCGCAGATGCGACCTCTGCGGTCTTCGAGGAGACCTGAGCGGTCAGTTGTGCGATGGTGGTTTCTGCGTTGCGAAGGGCGATGGACTTGGCCATGATGACTCCGAAATAAGTGCGAAGGTAGATGCAACTCAGTTACATATGCAACTGAGTTGCAACAAGGCGTGGGGTCTTAGAACCTCACAGGGCGTCGATCTCGTTCACAACACGAGAGACTTTGCGGTTGAGTGCCTCGTCCTGAGCACGCTTAAACCCGTCTTTGAGACCCTCCCAGAAAGACTTCGTACCTTCGGCCGTGGCCTCGGCACCCAAGACGGTGTACTCAGCAACTACGTTCGCCGTGTTGATGGCGTGGAAGGCGATGGTGGAACCGACGATCTTGGCGCTCATGATTGAATCTCCGCGTGGTTAAGTATTTAGAGTAGCAAGCCTACTCACCAACCGACAGGGTCTCGGAGCGTAGCGACGGGTAGCTAAAACTGAGTATGTGATACCGAGTACTGAGTAACAAGTATTCAGTATGCAGTATGCAGTACGGCGGGTAGCTAAAACTGAGTATGTGATACCGAGTACCGAGTACTGAGTAACAAGTATTCAGTATGCAGTACGGTGTGTGCTGGGGGCAGGGGGGCAGCACACTAAGTATTCAGTGCTCAGATCGCGTACGCGCAGTGCGAAGCACGGGAGTCCAAGGGACTCCGAACTGAGAACCGAATCCGAAGTGGCCCCCGTTCGCAGTACGAAGGGGGGAGGGGTGTCACGAGGTCCCAAATCCCAAAATTTTCTAGAAAAATTTCTGCCTAAAGAGTTCTTAGCCCTAAGTATTTAGCCCTAAGTACAGAGTTGGCAAAGTGTAAGGACCAAGTTGGCCAAGTGTAAGGGCCTCAGGACAGAAAAGTGGGCTTCTAGGCAGAGAAAGCTAGAAAAAGAACTCAATTCCTTACACTCCTTACACTTTGGGGGGCAAAGTGTAATGAAAGTGTAAGGTCAGGAAACGCTCGTAAGTGCTTGATCCATATAGACTTTTTCTTCTACTACTATCTATTCTTACACTCTTACACTTTAAAAAGGTAGTTTGTAGAGTAAATAGTAAAAGTAGAAAAAAGCCTCTTTTTAGGGGTTTAAGCATCCCAGGGATCTGGGGGAACCAAAGTGTAAGGCGCTCAAAACCTCCGAAATGGCATTTTCTCCTTTGAAATCAAGCACTTAGCGCCTTACACTTCCCTTACACTTTTCCCTGTTCTGAGTGTGGGTATTCGCTAAGTCCTTGATTCATAAGGCTTTTTTCTTGGACCCCTCCTTACACTCCCCTTACACTCTTCTGTGGCATACTCACCTCCCATGGAAAAAGCACCCAAGTACTTGCACGAAGTCCCGAGGGACATGGTGCTCATACCGGTCAAGGAAGTCCTCAAGCCGTTGACCGAACAGCAAGAGAAGTTCGCGCAGGCTTACGCGAGGGGTATGAGTGCCCAAGCCTCTGCCAGACATGCCGGATACCAGAAGCATGGTGCCGAGGTCTGGATCTTCCAGAAGCCCCAGGTGGTGAACCGGATCCACGAACTGCGCAAGCATTACGAAGAACAAGGCAAGATGACCAAGAAGAAGGTCATGGACGGCTTCATAGAGGCCATCGAGATTGCCAAGTTGAAAGGTGAAGCGCAGGCCATGGTGTCCGGTTGGAGGGAGATTGCCCGTATGTGTGGGTACTTCGAACCCATCAAACACAAGCTGGAGGTGGATGTCTCCGGCAAAGTGATCGTCCAGAGACTCCAAGGACTGAGTGACGCAGAACTGCTGCGCTTGGCCGAAGGGGAGTCAGATGTGATCGATGCAGACTTCATTGAAATTGATGACTCAAACAGATCTCTCCCCGCAGGACAAGGACCGACAGACTCGGGCGATGAGGGAGCTAGCTCGACGTGAGCTAGCCCGAAGACGCCTGATCGAGTTCACTAAGCAGACCCATCCGAGGTACAAGCCCGGATGGGTGCACCACGACATCTGCGCCCGTCTGGAGAGGTTCAGTCAGCAGGTGATTGAGGAGAAGAGTCCGAGGTTGATGCTTCTGATGCCCCCACGGCATGGGAAGAGCGAACTGGCCTCTATTCGTTTTCCTGCGTGGCACTTAGGCAAGGCCCCTCACCACGAGATCATCAACGTGGGGTATAACCTCGACCTACCTATGAAGTTCTCAAGGAAAGTGCGGGAGGTGGTTCGTGACCCAGTATTTGGTCCTGTGTTCCCTCAGTGCAAACTTGACCCGGAGTCTCAGTCCGCTGAAGCGTGGAACACCACCCAAGGTGGCGGGTTTACTGCTGCGGGTGTGGGGGGCGGTATTACTGGTAAGGGTGCCCACATCCTGATCGTGGATGACCCGATCAAGAACATCGAGGAGGCGGACAGCGTGCTGGTCCGTGAGTCCTTGTGGGAGTGGTACCTGTCTACGGCGTACACCCGTCTGGCCCCCGGTGGCGGGGTGCTCATCATCGAGACATGGTGGAATGACGACGACCTTGCTGGTCGTCTCCAGAACCTGATGCGCACGGATCCTGAGGCGGATCAGTTCGAGATCGTCAAGTACCCCGCCCTAGCCGAGGCATATGAGTTCCGCAGACCTGACACCCTTGAGATTCTGCGCTTCGACGACCCGTCCGAAGTGGAAGCCTACAAAGCTGCCACAGGCATCGACGAGTTGGAGACAATTAGGGCCAAGGGCGACGCACTGCACCCCGACAGGTACCCGGTAGAGGCCCTGAAGCGCATAAAAGCGAACCAGACGCCTCGTATATGGTCAGCTCTTTATCAGCAGAACCCCGTCCCGGATGAGGGGATGTACTTCCGCAAGGAGTGGTTTAGGACCGTGCCCGTAGTCCCGGAGCCTTACGGACTGAGTGTTTTCACAGCGTGGGACTTCGCCATCGGTGAAAAGACCCACAACGACTGGACAGTAGGGGTCACGGTCCTGCAAGACGAGCGCGACAACCTGTTTGTGCTGGAGGTACGGCGGTTCAAGGGGGATTCCTTGCAGATCGTGGACGCCATCGTGGACATGTCCTCGAAATGGACCCGCCTACCCGGTGTCAGCTACAAGGTGGGCGTAGAAGACGGCCAGATTTGGAAGTCTATTCAGCCTCTGGTGAAGCGGCGCATGGAGGAGAGGCTAGTTTTCCCGACTTATGAGATACTGAAGCCCTTAACGGACAAGATGGCACGTGCTCGACCACTACAGGGTCGGATGCAGCACGGAAAGGTCTTCTTTCCGGAACAGGCTGCTTGGTTTCAACAGGCCATGCAGGAAATGCTTCGTTTCCCGGCAGGAACACATGATGACGTCGTAGACGCGCTCGCGTGGGTTGTACAACTCGCGATCCGCGAGAACCCGCCGAGAGCAGTGGTTCAACGAGAACCGCCTTCTTGGAAAGAGAAGTTGGATCAGATCGAAGTCGGAGCCTCCTCCCACATGGCAGCTTGAGGCCCCACCCAAACTTAGGAGAGATTGAACATGCGCCGAGTTAAACTGTACCCCTCTGCGGACAACTTCCAGCGTTCCAACGACGACGAGGTTCAGTTGTCGTGGGCTATTGCCTACCTGTCTGGTCTGATGAGCAAGGTTCCGGACGACGAACGGCCGTCTGCGGTCCTCAAAGGCTGGAAAGGCCTCAGCGTGGAGTTCGATCACAAGCAGTCGCCCGAAGAGGTCCTCCGTGAACAGGTCGCCGAGGCACGTCAACTGCTCATCAGTGCCCCGCGCGAAGGTCTGGATGCCCGTGGTGTCGAGAGGCTGAAGCAGTTACTGCTCCTCTAAGGAGAGCGTCATGGCAAACAGCCACCAAAAGCTCGGTCAGTTCGTCGGACGGGGTTTTCAATCCCGTACCGACGCACATCTGTTCCATTTCACGACGGACTCATATGCTGCCCACATCGCCCTTGGAGCCTACTACGAGGGGGTCATTGCACTTTTGGACGGGGTCGCTGAGACCTACCAAGGGCTATACGGGGTGGTACCTCTTGCAGTTCTCCGTAGGGGATGCGGGCAGCAGGGGGACGCTCCTTCTACTGCGGTTGAGGCACTTAAGGACTACCTACAGTGGATCGAAGCCAACCGGAAAGACATCTCCGACCGCTCGGTGATCCAGAACCAGATTGACACCGTGGTCGAGCTTCTGGCTTCGACCATCTACAAGCTAGAAAACCTGTCCTGAGGTAGGAAATGCCGCGCGATAACGCCAAAGCCAGCGACGTCTGGGTCCGATACCAATACGTGCGAGACAACGGGCATCTGGATTACGTCCGGAAGGCCCGTCAGTGTGAGGACTTCTTCTCCGGGTTGCAGTGGAACCCCGAGGACCTGTCCCTTCTCCGTGCTCAGCGCCGACCGGCCTTGACGATCAACAAGATCATCTCGACCATCAGCAACGTACTGGGTGAGCAGATCTTCAATCGCACGGAAGTGGCGTTTCGTCCGAGGAACGGTCCGGCGACGGAGGAAATCGCGACGGTTCTTCAGAAGGTGTTCATGCAGATCTCGGACAACAACCAGTTGCCGTGGGTCCGTAGTGATGTCTTCGCAGATGGTGTCATCACCTCCCGAGGGTTCTACGACGTTCGTCTCGACTTCTCGGATTCGTTGCGCGGGGAAGTTAGAGTCGAGCAGTTGAATCCGAAGAACGTGCTCATCGACCCGGATGGCGAGGAGTACGACCCCGACAAGTGGGGCGACGTTCTCGTTACCAAGTGGATGAGTCCTGATCAAATCGCCCTTTTGTACAGCGAAGCAGATGCCGAAGAACTCAAAGGCCGTCAGGAGAGCTTCTTCCCGTACGGTTACGATTCGATTGACCGAGATCGTGACCGTTTTGGCACACCTAGGGCAGTCACTTACGGGATGGGTCCCGAGTCTTCCCGTGGCACAGTTCGAAACCTCCGGGTTATCGAGCGACAGTGGAAAAAGCTCGACATGCGTCAGCACTTTGTCGACATCGCCACCGGGGACATGCGCCTTGTACCTCCTGAGTGGGACCGCAACCGTATTGCCTTCCACCTCCAGCAGAACCCTCACTTGACGGTGATCAAGAAACTTGTCCCTCGTATCCGGTGGACAGTGATTGCCGAAAACTACGTTCTTCACGATGACTGGTCGCCGTACAAGCACTTCACCGTGGTACCCTATTTCCCGTACTTCCGTCGAGGTCGCACGGTGGGTTTGGTGGAGAACCTGCTCGGTCCGCAGGAACTGCTTAACAAGGTCAGCAGTCAGGAACTCCACGTCGTCAACACCAGTGCGAACTCAGGTTGGAAGCTAAAAGCCAACTCGCTCAAGAACATGTCTGTGGCTGAGTTGGAGCAACGCGGCGCTCAGACCGGCCTTGTGATTGAGCTAGACGATGTTGGAAACGCGGAAAAGATCCAGCCGAACCAAGTCCCGTCGGGTCTTGATCGGATTAGCTTTAAAGCTGAAGAGCACATTAAGACTATCAGCGGCATCTCCGACTACCGTACTGGTTCTGCGCGGGAGGATGTTTCTGCTAAAGCGGTTAAGTACAACCAACAAGCGGGTAGTGCGAATACTGCTAAAGTGATGGACAACTTGCAGCGCACGGATTTCATCCTTGCGCGCAATGTCCTCGACCTCGTCCAAGAGTTCTACAGCGAAGAACGGATGCTCCACATCACCACCGACCGGATTACTGGTGCGTCGGAGCAGCTAGTGGTCAACCAGATGACCCCCGAGGGCACGGTTCTTAATGACCTCACCCTTGGTGAGTATGGCATCGTCATCACGAACATGCCTGAACGTGACACGATGGAGGATACGCAGTTCGAGCAGGCAGTCATGCTGCGTACTGAGGCTGGGGTCCAGATTCCTGACCGGTTCATCATCGAGTCTTCGCGCCTCAAGAACAAGAACGACATCATCAAGGCCCTTGAAGGCGACAAAGACTCTCCGGAGGCACAGGCCGAGGCGCAGCGGATGGAGCGGTCGAAGGAAGCCGAAGTCCAGAAGCTGGAGGCCGAGGCACTCCAGAAGAAGACTGACGCCGACCTCAAGGCCGCGAAGGCCAAACTTGAGCTTGCCAAGGCCGCGACCGAGGAAGGTGCCGGTGGTCAGGCCGAGATGGAGTACGAGGCCGAGATGCAGAAGCTCGACGCCGAGATGCAGCTTGAGTGGGAGAGAATGGAGCGCAAGTTCGAACTGGAAGCCGCCCAGATGCGCCAGAAGATGGAGCTTGAGCGCCAGAAGATGCAGCAAGAGCTTGCCATCAAGAAAGAAATGGCCGAGAGCGAGGCACTTCAGAAACGCGCCCTTGCCGCCCATCAAGCTTCGTTGATGGAGAGCGAGTCGAAGACCCGCATGGCCCAGCAGCAGGAGCAGGGTAAAGCGCAGGACAAAGAGGGCAAAGAGAAGGCCGCTCCGGTCTCGGTGAATGTTAACGTGCCTACCAGTAGCAAGAAGCGCCGTATGAAGTTCACGAAGAGCGACGACGGCTCTCTGGTTGGCGAGGAGTACGAGGACGACAATGAAGCTGATTCCAAAGCTAAAGACAAAGCTCCTGAGTGATCTCGCCCAGCGGGAGTGGAAGGTCGCCCTGTACTCGGATAAGGTACAGCGCGCCTTCTACACTACGAAAGGCGAGGTCGAGGGCACCGGGTACAAGGCAGGCGGCAAAGCGTGCCCGGAACGCTCTGTTGATGACAGCGACATCTATGTCGACGGCTCGGTAGTGTGGGATAATGCCTCGATTGAAGCCGTCGCCGCTCTCATTTACGACGCCAAGACAGGCGAAGGACTGTTTTTCGAGGTGTTCGAACAACCAATCCGCTCCATCAGGGATGAATTCCGCTTGGATTTCCCTGACGTAGTGTTTTCCATGACGTGAGGCAGAAATGGCCCTTCAGTATTCGACAACTCTTCGTAACAACCAACTTGACCAGTTTGAATCTACGGTCGGGGCCGCTGGGTTGCTACAGATTCGTACCGGTGCCGCACCGGCAAACTGTGCCGCAGCCGATTCGGGCACCCTGTTGGTAGAGATCACGTTGCCGTCGGACTGGATGGACGCGGCCACTGGTGGCTCGGTCGCCAAGCTCGGAACATGGAGTGGGACTGGTGCCGCAGCCGGCACGGCGGCTCATTTCCGGATCAAGGACAGCACCGGCACGACGTGCCACGCACAAGGCACTGTGACAGCCACCGGCGGCGGCGGGGATATGACCGTGGTCAACACCAGCATCGCCGTCAGCCAGCCCGTCTCGGTGAGCACCTTCACCATCTCTGCCGGTAACGCATAATGGAAGCCACGTTCTTCTACAACGGCATGGCCGGTGCCCCGTCTTTGGGCACTGCGTCTGCGGGTGATTGCATCACCCTCCTCGATGCGTGCTTGGTAAACGGTTTCAACACCGTGACCCTGACCTCGATCACGCGTTCTTCCAACACGGCCACAGCGACCTATACATCCCATGGGTACAAGCAGGGCCAGTTGGTGACAATCTCCGGAGCCAACGAATCGGACTACAACGGTGTCTTCCGGGTCCTCACGGTCCCGGATGCCAACACGTTCACGTTCACCGTGGCCAACACCCCAGCCACTCCGGCAACTGGCACCATCTCTTGTAAGACCACGCCTCTTGGTTGGACCAAGGAGTACAGCGGCACCAATCTGGCCGCGTACCGCGCACCTGCCGGTAACCGCAGGTATCTGCGCGTGGACGACACCCCGACGAACAACGTCATCGTCTTGGGGTACAACACCATGACCGCGATTTCGTCGGGCTCGGATCCGTTCCCGAATACCACCGCCGTCGCGGCCAGTGGGTACCGGGTCGCCAAACCGAATGACACCAATGGATGGATCATCGTTGGCGACGACAGGCGTTTCTTCATGCTGTCGGCAGCGAGCACGACGTACTGGTCGGTACTGGTCTTCGGGGACATGCCCAGTTACAAGAGCGGGGACACGGACAACACGATCATCCACGCGGCGGGCCAAGCGTCCGACTCAGCCGGGGTTCCATTTTACCTGACTCAGGTAGGGAATCAGTCTTCTACCGCGTCCCACTCGGCTACGACCGGTCCGGTCCTGTATCGCGATTACACCGGACTTGGCACCGTCGGTGCTTTGTTCTCCGTGCATATGCTTGCGGGATCTTCGACCTCGTATTACCCAGCCATGAGTGCAACGTCTGTCTTCACGGCCGGACCTTCGACCATCACAGGCGGGTATCACTTCGGATTCATTGAGATTCTGGAACGCATCTCTAGTGCCAACCAGCCTCGTTTCCGGTTGGCGGGGTACATCCAAGTACTGAACAACATTGACCACGCGACCCTCAACAAGACCGTTCTGCCAAATGCTGGTGGTTTCCCGTTTGTGCTCGTGACCTCTTGTACGGGCCTTAACGGTGGTTCTGGTTGCGGGTTCGTCTTCCCCTTGGGGGATTGGGAAACCATCTTCGCTACGGGGATCTAAGACATGTCGTACGGTAACCCGGTTGGTATGCCGAGTTCTCCCGGCACTCAGATAGATCAGCCGGGTTACCGCCCATTTCTTGAACGCACGGACGCAAACCAGAAAGTAATTGGCCTCCCGAAAGGCTCGGTCAGCAATCTCGTGTCGTTTGGCACCCCGTTCCAGAGTGGGAGCGGCACAATTACAGGCAACGTGTTCTATGGTACCGGGAGTACTCCAGCGCGAAGGTTCGTAGTCCTGCATGACACCTATACCCGGTCCTGCGTTTCATCGACTTTCAGCCGTGCATCTGACGGATACTTCGAGTTCCGCAATTTGCCCAAGGACCGGACGTACTATGTGATAGCGTTCGACACGGACCCCCCTTTCGACCGCACCGCCGAGGACATCGTGAAGCGTTCTGAGGCGTGGGACAACCTGACACCGGTATAACATGTCAAACGACGCTCAGATTGTTCTAACGAACACGGCGTCCACCGGAAGCACCGCAACACTGGTACTGGGTGGCGACGACTCCCCGCCTATTACGGCAGACGCCAGTCTGGCGCAGGCGTCGAATACGCTCGCCTCTAGTGCAACTGTTGTAGTTTCTATTGATTTTGGTGCCTCCCAAGAGGTACATACGCTAAATGCCGAGGGCTCTGTACAGGTACAGGCCGACGCAGCCCTCTCCCAAGAGGCACACAGTGTAGTAGCCGCTGCTCTTGTGAGCGTTGAAGCCGCCTTTAGTGGCTCTCAAGAGCACAGCGTGGTCTCCACGGCCACTTCGACCGTAGACGCGAGTGTCTCGGTATCTCAGGACAGCCACATCCTGTCGTCTGTCCTCGTTGTCGACTCCGGTGACGTCGTCATCGACGCAGCGTTGGCTCAGTCTGGGCAGACCCTGATTGCAACTAGCGTAGTTACGGTAGTTGCAAACGCAAATCTCAGCCAAGAAGCCCACGGACTGTCTGCCTCCGGGACCAGCGAAACCGCTTTTAGCGTCTATTTGGCACAAAATGGCCAAGTTGTAGCCTCTGAGGCACAAACTACCACTACCTTCGACGCAGATTTGGCGCAGGATGACCAGATCTCGTTGCAGCCAGCCGAAGCAGTCGTGTCTGTCACGCAGGCCGGAGACACTCTGACTTCGCGTTTGGCCGAGAGGGACACAGAAGAGGGGTCGAATGATAGCGAATCCGCACGACGAGAGGGAGTTCGTCGGCTACTCTGGGACTGGCCTGTACGTGATGTTCGTAAGGCCCCGGTCCCCAAAAACTTACCTGTACCCGATAGCAGGGCACGAGCAGTACAAACGACTCTGCGCTATGAACCCGTCCGGTTGCATTCTGGTACTATTCTGGCGCACGGCGGTGTCCGTATCCGGGCCATCACCAGCATGACATCTGCCAAATCCGGTGTTACTATGGGCACCCTCTCTGCTTCCGGCAGCGACTGGAGAGACAACGAGGACCTCACTGCGGCCATCGCCGCGTTTTTCTAAGGAGCAACCATGCCTACTGAAACCCTAGACCGGGGTGACGCTTTCACGCCCACTGGTGACGAGATTCAGCAAGAAGAGTACAGCGTAACCAAGGACGAAGGGCAAAAAGATGCCGCCCCAGTCGAGGACAAAGCCGCCACCGAAGAACCCCAAGTTGAGGGTGAAGAAAAGGAAGGCGAAGAAAAGGAAGGCGAAGAAAAGAAAGAACGCGCTAAGTACATTCCTCGCGCACGTTTTGACAAGGCGCTAGAGAAGGCGAAGTCACGAGAAGCCGCCCTTCAGCAGCAGATCGCAGAGTTGCAGGCTGGAAAGCAGACGGCCAAGCAGACTGAGGACCTCCAGTACATTCGCGCTGAGATCGACGAACTTCAAGACAAGTACGAAGATCTCCTGCTTGACGGCAAGAAAGCTGAGGCCAAAGCACTGCGTACTCAGATCCGTGCCAAGGAAGAAGCCCTCATCGACTACAAGTCGTCGGTGACCTCCCAAGCCGCACGCGAGCAGACCATCGAGCAGTTGAAGTACGAGCAGGCGCTTGCCAAGGCCGAGACGGACTATCCGGAACTGAACCCCGATCACGACGACTTTAGTCCCGAGATCACAGAGGAAGTTGCGGATCTGGTCGAGTCGTTCCTTGCCCGTGGGTATCGTCGTCAGTCGGCACTTGAGCGCGCAGTGCGTTATGTTCTCGGAACCAGCCGCGAGAAAGCGACTGATCGGGAAGAAGCGAAGTTGGAGCGCGACAAAGCAGCACGTCAGAAGGCAGCGGACGCTAACACCAAGCAGCCGCAGTCCATGGCCAAGATCGGCGTTGACTCCGACAAGGCAGGTAAGTCGGAACGTGGTCCCGACGTGCTCCGTATGTCTCAAGAGCAGTTTGCGAAGCTGGACGAAGAGACGAAGGCCAAACTTCGCGGGGATGACTTCTGATGAGATACGAACGGATCGCCCGTGTCGCGCATGAAGCGAACCGGGCCTATTGCGAAGCCTGTGGGGACTACTCCAACGTTCGCTGGGAGGAGGCCCCGGAGTGGCAGCAGGCAAGTGCCATCGAAGGAGTTAAAGCGCACGCGCTGATCTCCCCCACTCCGCGAGAGTCGCACACCCTGTGGATGAAGCAGAAGCTCGCGGAGGGGTGGCGGTACGGACCAATCAAAGACGCATCGGCACGTACCCACCCTTGCCTCGTTGAATACGACGCGCTTCCGCCGTGGCAGCAGACGAAGGACATCTTGTTCTCTGCCGTTGTCAAAGCTCTCCTCACATCAGGTGATCAATGAACTTCGGTCAGGCACTGGACGTCCTTCGCCAAGGCAAGAAGGTGAAGAGGAAGGAGTGGGACCGGGTCTGGTTGGCCACTGCCGCCAACCAGTGCCTGATCTACATGTTCCTAGACGGGGGCACACGTAACGTCACGTGGTCCCCGACGCAGGGAGAGATCCTTGCCGACGACTGGGAAGTCTCTGACTTCAAACCGGAACCTCAGACGGTGAAGGTTCCTCCGAACGATTTCTTTCGTGCAATGGGGGCGCGGTAATGGACCCAGAACAGTTCTATTACTACACCATGGGGTTCTTCGAGCGTAGTTATGAGCTACTGACCCCGGAAGAACAGGACACTCTTCGTCAGCGCATCAGTCTAGTGCGTATCCCGCAGACGTTGAAGATGCCAGTGGATGGCCTACGCCTTAACCGTCCCTGCGGTCAGCGGGACGAAGAACCCCCGCGAATGACTCAGCAGGAGTTTGATAAGATGCAAGCGCGGGAAGTAGCCAAACCACCAGACTTCATGAAACCCTAATACCTTGGGCCTTAGGGGCGTGCGCTTGCACACCCCTTTTTTATTTGCTACAGTCCGAATATTCGCGCGTGACCTGCGGCAGTGGTCACGGAGTGCCGACCTCCACCAAAGTCGAGTTCCGCGAGCCAGCGGCGTAACAGCAGGCAGACGTAGCTTGGTTTTGTTTTTTCAATCCATTGAATAGGAGGGCCAAAATGGCACTTACTAATTTCGCCGCTCTCACGAGCGAGCAAAAGACCGTCTGGTCGATGGACCTGTGGCGTCAGGCTCGTAACATGGCCTTCGTCAACAAGTTCCTCGGCAAAGACACGAACGCGATGATCCAGCATGTCACCGAACTCAAGAAGTCCGAGAAAGGCGCTCGCGCGGTCATCACTCTGCTTGCTGATCTGACTGGTGACGGTGTCGCCGGTGACCGCACGCTGGAAGGCAACGAAGAGGCGATGCAGACCTTTGAACAGGTCATCCGCATCGACCAAATGCGTCACGCCAACCGGCACGAAGGTCGCATGGCCGATCAGAAGTCCGTGGTCGAGTTCCGCAACAACAGCCGCGACGTTCTGGCCTACTGGCTGGCTGACCGTATCGACCAACTGGCGTTTCAGACGCTGGCTGGCATCTCGTACGCGTACAAGCCCAGCGGTGCCGCCCGCGTCGGTTCCGATCTGCCCTTCCTTGAGTTCGCTGCCGACGTGTCGGCCCCGACCAGCCGTCGCAAGCTGCGTTGGGACGGTACGGCCAACAGCCTGACGGTGAACGGTGCTTCGTCTGCGGTTACTGCGGCCGACACCCCGTCGTGGAAGATGCTGATCAATCTGAAGGCCTACGCCAAGGACGAGTACATCCGTGGCATCAAGGAAAATGGCGGCGAGGAAACCTTCCACGTCTTCATGACCCCGCAAGCCTTCGCGAAGCTGAAGATGGACAACGATTACCTGCTGGCTCTGCGTCATGCTCAGCCGCGTGGTGACGGCAACCCGCTCTTCACCGGCTCGACGGTCAAGGTCGACGGCCTGTACCTGCACGAATACCGGCACGTTCCGAATACCTCGGGTGTTGCCAGTGGTTCGAAGTACGGTGCCCTTGGTACCATCGAGGGTTGTCAGGTCCTGTTCTGCGGTGCTCAGTCGCTGGCCATGGCCGACATCGGTAACCCCGAGTGGGTCGAGAAAGGCTTCGACTACGAGAACCAGCAGGG